GGAAACTCAAAAGACTCTGCAACAGCATCAACGTCTCGGTCACCAATGGTATGTGCAGTACCGTCCCCTTTCCCCTCGGGATAGTCGACACGAGCTCCAAACCCCCAAAAGTTGAAGAGTTCATCGCCCTTTGGGCCCCGAATTCCATCCATCTGATACCCGCCCCTCCGCTTCCATGCGTCTAGGTTAGCCTTGAACACCTCCACCCACTTCTCCGGGGCCAGAATCCCAATCCGAAGGTCGCTGACCATGGACGGGAGGCCAGAGACTCCTGACATTGTTCTTCCGGCAGAACGTTTCTCCGAACCTCATCAAAACGGATTGGATGGAGACCAGGCCCGACACCCCTCGACCAACCATGGAGTCTATCATCGACCTTCGCACCCCAAGCTTCGTCTACAACCACGGCGGCTACTACGCCCCGGGTGACCCCAAGACCTGTACCATGCCTGGCGGACCTTGCTCCAACTGCCAGGCTCGCATTAACGAGGAGGAAGCCGCAGAGACGCTCGTTCTCCTCTCCAAGGCGCCCTCCTGTTGCTCGGACCGACCCGCCTTCCTGGAGCCGTGCCCGCAGTGCAATGCCACCGGCTCCTTCGTGACCCACGAGTCCCAGGGCAAGATACCCTGCAACGGGTGCCCGAACCCGATGTGCATCAAGTGCTTCTTCGGAGCACGCTACTACTGCCCGCTGCGAACGGATACCCTCGCAGCACCTACGGACCCGCTCGAGCGCCAGCTTACCCTTGGCGTTCAGAGTCCTCGAGCGGAAGAAAAGACAGACAACAAGTAAAGATGGTCTGGCTCTGGCTCCTCCTTCTCGCCGTTATCGTTCTGCTCATGTATGTCTGGCCGGGGAAGACCGGTCTGTTTGGTGGGTCTGCACCTGCTCCCGGATGCAATGCCTGCTCGAAGCGGAACAATGTCGCTGCCGTAGAGTAAGATGAGGCTCGAAGGAGAGATGGAACCCACTGGATTTTATAATTACCTCCCCCGACCAGGTCGGAAGACCCGGAAGGCCCGCAAGACCGAGTGGCAGAAACGCACCGGGATGCAGGGCATTGGTCCTCTGAAGAAGGGGCCGCTCAAGGCGGTTGGGTACGAGGTCACAGACCCGAAGACTCGCCGCCATGCGGCCGTGGACCGGGCCATCAAGAAGTACGGGAAGCTGTCGACCCTTCGCAAGCTGAATGCGGTAGCTGTCTACACTCGCCGCTCCTCGCCTGGCAAGTCCCGCACGTTCAAGTCCGATGTCCGCTACGTCCAGCGGAAGAAGTCATCTTGAGGTAGGATAAAGAGATGAAGATTCTCGGTATCGAACTGCCGCTCCCCAAGAAGTATCCACTGTGGTTTGGCGTTGTCCTCAGCATTGCCACGATTGCGGCATTGGTCTGGATGAAGGGAGGTGGGAGTGTCGCCAACGGCTGCCTTAGCAACCAGGTCTACTGCCCGGGGGTCGGGTGTGTCTCGGGCAAGGACAAGTGCGTTCCGATGAACCCAGGGGGGCCGAGTGCCGTCTTCTCCAAGGAGGCGTTCACTCAGCCCTGCAAGCCGATGAAGCAGTGCCCCGGCGGCATTCGCACCGACGGCCCTTGTCTCATGGAGTTTGCGTAAAATTCTCTTGTCCCAAGACAAACCAAAATGTGGATGTACATTCTGACCACTGCGCTCCTCTTCTTCCTCCTCACCCCCGGCATCCTCCTCTCCCTGCCCCCCGGTGGCTCCCCCTACGTCGTTGCGGCCACTCACGCCATCGTCTTCGCCCTCGTGCACAAGTACGTTGGCCACGGCCTCCTCGGCTACTAAGCCGTCAAAACGGATTCATGAGGTGGCAGGGCAGTAGACCTTGCCACTCTCTCCAATGGACCGTGCAACCATGAACCGCCAGCAGCAGATTGAGCTCCTTGAGGAGCTTCGCACCCAGCTCGCCGACATTGAGCGGCAACAAGAAGACAGGACCCTCCCACACTCGGACCAGCAACTGCTGGACCAAGCTTGGGACGACGTGACGAACCAGATTGAGGAGCTCGAGGAGGTCCTGGAGCTCGCCGAACAGTTTGACGAGGCGCACTGGCGGGATGCGGCCCAATTCCTCGACTCGGAGGACTCGGATGACGAGCCTCCCCGCAGGGTGACATACGCCCCGCCGCCTCCGACCTCACGGACGATGGAGTCCGCATTGAACCGCCACGGGCAAGTGGTCGCCCGCCTGCCTGGAGGCGAGTGGCATGTGGTCCCACCACCGACAGTCGCTCTCGAGACCTGGGTCCGCCCCGACGGGGCCGTAATGACCGGGCTTCCGCCTCCGATTAGCATTCCGCCTCGGGTCAGCTTCCTGACCATGGCCCCGCCCCCTCCGGCGCCTCGCCCGGCGACTCCGGTCCCGCCGAATGTCGAGGCCCTTGCGAATGCGCCTCCGCTGCCCGAGACGGACGAGGAGGAGACAGAGTCCGACTCGGAGGCCGTCGAGCTCGAGGACGACCGGGACGGGTGCCGCTATTGCTCTGGCTGCATGTACTGCCAGAGCAGCGACGGCTATGACCCCGCCGGAGAGATTTAAGGGGCTCAAAATGGATATGGAGCTTGCATGTACACAAATTTTACACTCGGAATGAACCTCTTCGAGACCCTGAACCGCCTCGACTCGTCCGGACGTGCGCAGCTTATCGCCAGGGCGCCTCAGTTCATTCCCGATGCGAACTTCCTGAACCTCCTGAACCTGATTGATGTGAATAACAAGGCGTCGTTCGCTCGTCCGTGTGCGATGCTCCGGGCCTTCGAATCGATTCCCGACATGCGAGCCAAGATTGCGGCGTGGTTGCGGTCTTAACACAGCCTGAGACTCTCCCACAAATGAACCTTCTTCTTATGGCTTCCAGTACCCTGTTGCTTCTCCCCGCCCTTCACGCCTGGGAGATTGGGCACATGCCCCTCTGCATAGCAAATGCGCATGTCCTCGTCTCGTCCTGGGCGTATCATTCCCAGCCCTGGCCTAAGCCACTGGTTGCGTACTGGTGGGACCAGGCGGGCATCTTTTCCGTCTGGGGGCTGTCTGCGTACTACACACTGAGCACGCTATCCGGAGTCGAAACTCTCCCGTTCTGGCTGTCGACCGCCTACTTCGGAGTGACGTACTACGTTGGACGCTTGACTCGAAGCATGGCCTTTGGCCCCCGGGAACACGAATGGCATGCGACGATTCATCTTGTCGCCGCCATTGGGACCGTTCTAATGCAGCAGTACCTCGCAGACCATCTTACACCGAAGGAGGCGATAGACTTCCAATGAACCCTGTTGTCACCTACGAATGCCATGCTTGTGGCGCAACGTTTTCGTCCGAGCTCGGCCTCCGGGTCCACGACGCCGTGTGTATCCCCCGGAACATGCCCGGCGCATCAGACACTCTGAATAAACTCCCAGTGGAGGTAGTCGCAGATTTTCTTCCAAATCTGGTCATGCGCAATCAGTCGGTCACGGCTCTTGAGTAAAGGGAAATAGACCTTGTACTCGTCGAGTTCCAGGAGCTCGAAGAACTTGTAGAGGATGTAGGAGTAGGAGAGGAAGTTGGTTCGGTCGTTGGGACAATACAGAATGAACGGGGCCTGAATCTCCTGAAACATGGTTCGAATTTTCTCCTCAATCTCAGGCGTAATGGTAGGAGGCGGATTGCCGTTGAGTCGGGAAAGGATGTGGGCCCTGTGCTCATAATATTTGCTCCGATTGAGCTTCTTCAGAATCTGGCGTATGTCCTCCTCCGTCAGGTCTGCGATGTTCGCAATGCGCCGCTTGCGAATCTCCAGGACCACCTCGTTCATCACGTCCTCGGGGATGACCGTCGACTCCTTGGCCTGGAACTGGTTCAGGATTTCATTCAGATGGTTAATCTTTTTGTAGGCGTAGTTGTTGCGCTCCTTGGGCGGGTCCCGGAATGACGGGAAGTCGCTCACGACCAGGCCATACTCTTCCGACCCACACTTGGGACAGACGAGTGTGCCTTCCGAGGTAATCTCCTCCCGGGCCGTGTTGCAGTTCGAACAGTGCTCGGTCATCAGCTGACCGGCCTCCGGTCCTGCCGAAAGCTTCATCCGCTGGACGTACTCATCGAACATCTGCTTGCGAGACGGTCCAGTGGACTCGGGCACAGCGGCCTGGAAGTATTTCAGAAAGGTGTTCGCATCCTTGGGCGCCAGCGTAGGAGCTGCCGGTCCTGTATCCGACTTCTTGTAGTATTCATTCAGCAGGTCCATGTTCTTCAGGTAGTACTCCTGAACCGGGTGCGCATGCTCCAGCTCCGTCTCGATGCTCCTGGCCTTCGCCTCCAGCTGATTCGCTTGCACCACTGCCTCCAGTGTGTTCTTCGCATACAGGTCCGAGATGGTCGTCCGCAGCTGCTCCAGTTCCACCTTCAGACTCTCCTGTATCGACGACGAGTCCTTCAAGTCCTGGATGATGCTCTGGTGTAAAGAGTCCAGAGTCCCTGTCGTGGACCCGGTCGACGTCGAGTCTCGTATCTTTCGCACCCGAAAGACATCCATTTATGAACTCCTGTACCTGGTTCATGAAGACTGGATTTTGAAGGACGACGGGGCGTTGCTTGCGAACGGCCGACACCACTTCCGGCAAGGGCAGATGAAAATTCTTACACACATAGGCCAGGGCCAAAGAGGCTGACCGGTTCATGCCAGCCTGGCAGTGGACGTAGACCACTCCGGTTCCCTGCCGAAGGAACCGATAGAGGATGGCCTCGAACATCGGGTACCAATCCAAAATGTTGACAGAAAGACTGTCGATGGCCTGGATGCAGGCATATCGCTCTGGAAAGCGGTCGGGAAACCAGTCCGGGCAGTCGCCATCCATCGCACAGTTAATCACGTGGGTAATGGTGTGTTCAGCCGCAAAGCGCTGAGTTAGGAAGTGTCCAGGTCCGACCAGGATGCGTGTGTGGAACCAGGCGGGCGGGTAGCGTAAGTAGTCGGGCATCATCACATAATGTCCATTCTTGAAGGCGAGCATTGTTCCCTTATGGGGTCCTCCGTCTTAATGGTCGCAGGCTGGAACGCCACCTCCGGCGACTCCGCACCACCCGTCCTTGTATCCCTGGGCCATTCGGCAGGGACAGGCAATCCCCCGCTCAGGGCTGCGAATTCCCTTGGCCCAGTCCTCGAGCTGCCGATTGGCTTTGGATGCCCGAACCTCGTTCTTCACAGTGTCCCAGCCCCGCTTAGCAATGGCCTCCATGGTGCGCATGGTCCATCCCCAGGAGGCGCCACTGTGGCCTCCGAACGTCATCTCCTTCTCAATGCGGTCGAGATTGGGGTGGCTCGTGAACATGAAGCCCTTGCCCTCGTCGGGACGGAAAGTCTTCATCCAGGGCCAGAGGTCACACGCCGTAATCGCTTGGTAGGCATCCGCCAGCATCTTGGCCTCAAAGGGCTCGTAGACAGACTCGAACTCGGGGGTAGACATCGTGTGTACAAAACGGAGTCTTGACACCAAGACAATCCGTTTTGCATAATGACATCCGACTCCTATCGCTACTATGTCCAGGCAGTCGTGCTTCGAGGTGAATTATACATTGAACTTGAGCGAGTTCGACGACTCCTGGTCCATCACGAGTCCAACCCACTTCCGAATCGGGCCGACCACACCAAGAACATTCAAACCCTCACGGCGATGTTCAAAGCGCTGCTCTTAGCCAAGGAATCCCGACAGGAAATTGTTCAGAACGTTCGACAGGACAACAGCCGCAACACCGAGAACCGCAGCGCCCG